TCAGTTTATTAATTAACGAGGTGTCTTAAATGGCAAAGTTTAGCGGTCAAGATTTCCGTATCAAAATTCGCGTCTCTACAGGCCCTGATGTTTATACAGCAATCGCAGGTTTTCGCAGCGACTCGATGACGCTTAATAGCGAAGCAATCGACGTTACAGACAAAGACGGTACTTTGTGGAAAACCTTACTTGAAGGCGCAGGCGTGCAAAGCATGAGCTTAAAAGGCTCAGGTATTGTTAGCGATGCATCAGTGTTCAAAACAACACTCATGGGCGCGGCAATGGCTAAAACATTCCTTCACTTAAAACTCGAATCGGGTTTGGGTGATACGTTTGTTGGCGACTTCTTGGTGACATCTTTAGAGCGTGGCGGCGAATACAACAAAGAAGAAACTTTCAGTTGTACGTTCGATAGTGCCGCAGAAGTCACTTACACAGCAGCTTAATACGGAGTCATTATGTCTAGTCGTGGCATTACTGACATCATCCTGAATGGTGAGGCCTTCGAGCTTCACCCGACATTCAGCAACTTAGACAAACTCGAAACGGTCTTAAATAAGGGCGCGATTGGCTTTCTACGTCAAGACTTGTCAAGCGGCGCGTTTAAGACTGGCGATGTTGTTTCTATCATCCAAGTGTGTGCTATTCCAGCCAATAGCCGTAAATTCCCGTCATGGTGGACTCGTGATGGCGTAGGCGAGGCGGTTATTGGTGCGGGCTTGGTTGGCATTACAACCAGTGTTACGCATTTCTTAGCTAAAGCACTCACCGCAGGTACAGAAACGGACATCAAAACAGTTGGCAGTGAGTCGGACGAAAAAAAGTAGAGCAAGGCCGCGTTTGGATGAAATTGTGGTCAAGCGCGGTCACCTACTTAAATATCCAGCCCTCCGAAGCATGGAATCTCACGCCGTTTGAGTTTTGGGCATTGTGGGACACGCACTTAGAGAAGATGGAAATAAGCACGGGTAAGGCTTATACGCGCCCAATGACAATGGACGAATTTAACGAATTAAGCGACTTTCTGGACGAACTACATGGCGACAACTGACGACCTAATCATTGCTATCCGCGCTGATATGGGGCAACTACAAAACCAATTGAACGCGGTTAACGCTCAATTGTTGCGTACCCAACAGCAGGGCAATAGTGCGGGTGATGCTATCAAAGGTATGGCCGTCCAGTTCTTGAGCTTAGGCGCGGCCATTGAAGGTCTGAAAAAGTTAGTCGAAGTTAACCGCGAATTTGGCATCTTAAAAGCAGGTCTTGAAACGGCAACAGGCTCGGCTCAAGGTGCAAATGATGCGTTTATTGCGCTCCAAGATTTTGCCAAAACCACGCCTTATGATTTGGCTCAAGCAACGTCCGCATTTACTCAATTAGTCAACTTAGGTTTAACGCCTTCTGAACGCGCTTTGAAGTCTTACGGCGACACTAGCGCGGCATTGGGGAAAGACCTAAAGCAGATGGTCGCGGCGGTTGCTGATGCTTCTACGGGGCAATTCGAGCGCTTATTAGATTTTGGCATCAAGTCTAAGAATCAAGGCGACACAATCGCTTTTACGTTCAAAGGCACTACCGAAACCGTCAAGAACAATGCGGCGGCCATTGAAGAATACTTAATCAAACTCGGCGAAGTAAACTTTGACGGCGCAATGAAAAAGCGCATGGAGTCGTTAGATGGTGCGATTGCGAACTTAGGTGACTCTTGGGATGCATTCTTTTATAACTTGGGTCAAGCAGGCGGCACTGATGTTTTAAGGGATTCATTTCTTGCTGTTGGTCGCGCATTGGATGAAGTCAATGCGATGCTGTCTAGCGGTGAGATGCAGGGCTATATCGAGGCGATTGGCCTGTCTTTTCAACAATGGACTGACGATATTAAGGTATTCACCGAAGGAACGAGGATTTTTATTGAGCAATGGGCTGGCGATAACAAAGAGTCAATTGCTGAATTAAGTGAGTTTTTGAAAGATGCGTTTTTAGAATTACCACAAAACCTGCATGCTATTTTTGCGTTGATGGCCAACGAGTTAAAAGACTTTGTACGCGACTCTGAAATATATGGCCGCAAATTTGCCAATTTTTTAAACCCATTTTCGACAACCTACAATCTGAGCGGACACCTAAAAGACGGCGAACGTGAATACCAAGCAGCTATTCAAAAGATTCTTGAGGATAGGGATAAGGTAACTCAGCAGTCAGCCGACAGAAAAGCGAAAGCCAAAGAAGACCGATCAAATTATGATTTTGGCAAATTGGTTGATGAGTTGCTTGGTGGCGACCGTCTTGGCGGATTTGGCAGCAATGGCAAAGACTCAGGCAGTGGCGCAGACCCTAAAGAAGCAGAAAAAGCAAAAAAACAAGCAGAAAAAGCCGCTAAACAATTCGAGCAATTAAAAGAACAGGCTCAAAAAGAGCTTAATGTCATCCTCGAAAAGAACATGAGCGAGGATGAGCTCGCCTCCAAGCACTACAACGACGATGTCAATAAATTACAGTCGCATTTAGACAAGAAACTCATCTCAAAACAGCAATATCAGGCAGGCGTTTTAGCCTTAGATGGCGCGTTTAACGACAAAATAATTGAAGATATTAACGCGCAAAGCGAAAAAGAGGCAGAGCTTAACGCCAAAAACGCCGAAGAAGAATTTGCACAACACGCAGCGCGATTAGAGCAATTGGGCATATTGATGGATGGTGTGCGTCAAGGTGGCATGACTGAATTAGAGTTGATGGACAAACAACATATCGAAAAAATGCAGAAATTAACTGACATTGCTAAAGCAGAAGCTGACCTGCAAGACGTTATTAACGGGATAAAGATAGAAGCCGAAGCACAATACCAGGCCAAGCGACTCGACCTAATTCTAGGCACTGGCAACAAAATCCAAACCATGCAGCGTGCTTTTGAAAAAGGCAACTTACAAGGCGCGTTGTCGTTCTTTGCTGCTGATTTTGGGGGATTTAGTCAGCACTCGCGCAAGATGTTCGAGCTAACAAAGGCGGCAAGGTTAGCAGAGGCAGCGATTACGATCCCGAAAACCGTCATGGATGCATATGCAGCGGGAACAAAGGTTGGCGGCCCGGTGGTCGGTGCGGCGTTTGGTGCAGCAGCACTAGTCACTCAACTTGGAAACCTTCGCGCTATCCAGTCGGCTAGCTTCGGCGGTGGCAGTTCAAGCGGCTCTAGTGGCGGCTCAGGCGGTGGAGTGTCAGCACCAACAGCACAAGGCCAACAAGAACAAGCACCACTCCAACAGCGTTTCGTGAATATCGGTCTTTCAGGAAGTGACAACACCATGTACACGAAAGACTCGGTGCGAGAACTTATTAAGCGACTCAATGAAGAAGTCAAAGACGGCGCAGTCTTGAGGGTTAATTGATGAGCTTTGATAATGCCTTTATTGGTTATAACAACTATTTCGCGGCTACAGCGTCAACCTTAACAGCTTCGGGTGTTGATACAGGATTTAATATCAACTCGCTGAAAAACTGGCAGGCATTCGACTATGTGCAGTTTGCCAGCGGCACAAACTACGCCCAGATTGATTGTGGCAGCGCGGTTAATGTTGACTATGTGGCCATTTGCGCCCATGAATTGTTTACTAAAAACTGTACTGCCATCACAATTAAAGGCTCAAGTGATGTGGCTTTTGGCACAAGTACCACACTCGCAACATTGACCCGTGATAGTGCGGGTACTCCGCCTGTTTATAGCGGCAGCTACAAGCTAAATACATCAACATCGTTAGCAAGTCAGGTTGTAAACGATGACCCACATATCTGCTTCAAGCTTGATACGGCCAACTTTCGCTATTATCGCCTTACGTTTACCTGTGCCAGTGCTGTCAAAATTGGCGTGATGGCCATTGGCTTAAAAATGGAATTTGAACGCGGGTTCTATGGCGGATTTATGCCGCAGACATGGAACGAAGAAATAACAACAACGGTTAACAAAAGCATTGGCGGTATTTATCTCGGCACGTCAATCGAGCGTAGCGGCACAAAAACAGAAACAATCAACTTGGAAGATTTAACCCATTCATGGATTGAAAATACGTGGTTGCCGTTTCGCCGTCATGCTGTTTTGTACCCATTTATTTTCTCGTGGGGTAACACTCCATTGAGCAACAACTCCCTTGCCATTCAGAAAACATTCACGAATGGGAAAGTTAAAAATCGCAGTTATGGCTCGGTTGGCTTGACGTTTGAAGGAACGATTAAATGACTATTAACAATAATTTTGTAGCTGTACCAGCTCAGTCTAAAAGCCTAGACACAAATACCGTTACTACTGCCGTAGGCGTAGTGCACAGACAGGTTGTAAGTCTTGCAAGCTCTGACACAACTGGCACTTATTTGGGCTTTAATAGTGGCTCAGCAAAGGTATACCTTACAAATACTTCGCTGCCGTTACCAACTGGCGCAAGCACAAGCGCATTGCAAACAGCAGGTAATAACAGTCTATCGTCTATTGATTCTAAAATCACAGCAGTCAACACGGGCGCGGTAGTTGTAAGCAGCAGTGTTTTGCCTACAGGCGCAAGCACAAGCGCATTACAAACAACAGGTAATAACAGTCTATCGTCTATTG